GTGGCGGCAACCTCGCCGGCGACGGACCTGCGCGGCCGAAAGGTGTCGCGCAAGCCGATCTGCCAACGGACTGAACCGCAGGAGACATGACGATGCGGATGCTCACCGTGCGGCCGCGCGACGGCGCGACGATTCTCAACCCCGATCGCGGCAACCGCCCGCTCANCCCCGCCGGCGAGAAGGTGCCGCTCACCGTGTACTGGCAGCGCCGCCTCAAGGACGGCGATGTCGTCGAGGTGCGGACGGCATCTCCGCGTGCCAGACGCACCAAGGCTGATTGATCCGACAACCCGCAGAGAAGGACTGCACCGATGCCCGTGCTCTTCGACAACATCCCTGGGAACGTCCGGGTCCCGTTTTTCTACGCCGAGTTCCGCCCGGGCGGCACGCCCTACCAGTCCAATGCGCGGCTGCTGCTCATCGGGCAGAAGCTCTCGACCGGCGCGGCTCCCGCGGGGCAGCCCATCATGGTGCGCGAGGCGCAGGCGGCGGGTCTCGGGGGCGCCGGCTCCATGCTGGCGCAGATGGACGCTGTTGCTCGGCGTAATGCCCCGCTTGCCGAAATCTGGTGGCTGCCGCTCGACGACGCACAGGCCGGCGTCGCCGCCACGGGCAAGATTGCCGTCGGCACGCCGTCGCTCACGCAGGCGCAGGTGCTCACCATCTACATCGCGGGCCAACGCGTCCGCATTCCGGTGCTGGTCGGCGATACCGACGAGGACATCGCCGCCAACCTGGTGGCTGAGATTAACAAGACCCCGGGCCTCCCCGTGACGGCCGCCGTCAACGGCACGGAGGCGAGTGAAGTGGACCTGACGGCGCGCCACAAGGGCACGCTCGGCAACTTCATCCTGATCGAGCGCGGACTGCTCGAGGAGGATGGCAATCTCGGCCACACCGGCAGCGGGCTCGAGCTTACCATCACGGCCATGGCCAACGGCGCCGGCGATCCCGACATCACCTCGGCGCTCGCCAACCTCGGCGAGGACGAGTTCGACTGGATCGTGCTGCCGTACTCCGACGCGACGAACCTCGGCGCGATCAGCGACTACTTCAGCGACGTCGCCGGCACCTGGTCCTGGTACAAGCAGCTCTACGGGCACGCCATCGTGCCGCACACCGGCACAGTGGGCGACCTGCAGACCTTCGGGCTCGCTCAGAACCGGCAGCACCTCAGCTATTTCCCATGCCGCAAGTTCCTGTCGCCACCCTGGGAGGTGGCCGCGGCCGTCGGCGCGCGGCTCGTCAAGCACCTGTCGACGCCACCGGAGCTGTCGCGGCCGCTGCAGACGCTGGAGCTCGTCGGCATCAAGGGTCCGCGCGCCAAGGCGGACCGCCTCACCCGCACTGATCGGCAGACGCTCTACTACTCCGGCATCTCCGGCTACTACGTGCATGCAGACGGCTCGGTGCGCATCGACCGCATCGTCACCGGCTACCGCGTCAACGCCTGGGGCGATCCGGACGCCACCTATCTCGACATCGAGACCATGGCGCAGTCCATGTACGGCATCCGCTACCTGCGCCAGAAGGTGACCAACGCCCACGGGCGGCAGGCGCTCGCCGACAGCAACCCCGGCCGGCTGCCGCATATCACGACGCCGACTGACATCCGCAATACGCTCATCCACGGGTACGCAGACCTGGTGGCTCTGGGCGTGTTCGAGGGACTCGATCTCTTTGCGCGCGACGTGGTGGTCGAGCGTGATCCGGTGGACCCGAACCGTGTCAATGCGAGCCTCCCACTCGACCACGTCAACCAGCTGCGCGTGCTGGCCGCCGCGGCCGTGAACTACATGCAGCGGCGCGAACCAGCCGACACGCTCGACATCGCGGTTCCCGCGTAACGGCAGCCTGGCCGCGCAGCGGCCAAGCGCGCGACTGCGCGCCGGCGCGAGCGCCGGTCCTCCACTTGTGATCGATCAGCAGCTCGAGGCACCACGCCTCAACACATGTCAGGAGCATAAACAATGGCACGCAATGCGGGCGGGCGCGTCGACATCACCATCGACGGCGTCACGTATCATCCGGTGGCCGACGTCGAGATCGAGGGCTCGAACATCGAGACCGAGGCCGTGGTCAACCAGGACGGCACGATCGCGCGCTCGATCAAGCCCAAGCCGTTCCGGGTCACCATTAGTTTCCGCGACATGGCCGGCCTCGACATCAACGACCTGATGGCGCGGACCTTCGATTTCTCTTGCATCGAGCGCGACATGGGCCGCTCGATCCTGCTCACGGGCGCCTTCCTCGAGGGCACGCCGACGCGCAACACGGTGACCGGCGAGATCACCGGCCTGTCGGTGGTCTCGGATCAGTACCGCGTGGTGTGAGGGCGGCACCACGGCAGCAGAAACATCCAGGCAGAGGGGACCAGGGACCATGACTTTGCAAGCCATGCGTGGAGCGGCAACAATGGCGGCTCCGCGAAACATCGTCAGCACGATCGAGCTGTCCAAACCGCTGCCGGGCCACAACGGCGAGATCGCGGTCATCGAGCTGCGGGAGCCGGAGTTCGGAGATTGGGTCGAATGCGGCGACCTCCACGAGACCACCGTCATCGATCCGGCGGCCATGGCGCGCGGAGAGCCTGGGGCTGCGCGTGTGACGCTGCGGCCGGAGGCCGTGGCCAAGTGGTTCCAGCGGCTTTCCGGCCTGCCGTTCGCCTCGCTCGCGAAAATGAGTATGAAGGACGCCCGCGCCGTGCTCGGGGAGATCGTCGATCTCGTGGGGTCGCTCGACGTGGGAAAGTCCGGGCCCAGGCAGTAGAGCTCTGGCTCTGCTGCGGGGTGTCACCGGATGTTCTCGCGCGCATGACGCCGCGCGAAATCCAGTGGTGGCACGCCCAGGCGTTCGCCTTCCACGATCAGAACCGCAAGCGCGCCAAGCCCTGATATGACCACCCTCCAGGCCACCGCCATCATCTCGGCCGTCGACCGCGCGTCGGCGGTGTTCCGGCGCGTGGCAGCCGCAGCGCAAGCCGCTGCTGGCCGCTATGGGGCGGCGACGGCGGCGGGAAGCCGCTTCAGCACGGGGCTCGGGGGTGCGGTGGGAGCGGGGGCCGCGTTCGGCTCCGCAATCGCCCTGCGTGGCGAATACGAGATCGACAAGCTCACCCGTCTCATGCAGTCGGCGGGTGAGCTCAACGATCAGCAGCGGGAAATGCTCAACCGCTCGGCGATCGATGCGTCGGTCGCCGCAGCCGTGCAAGCCCAGGATATCATCCGCGGTCAGCGGGAGTTGATCCAGGGCGGTCTCGATGCGGACACTGTCGCGCGCACGACGGAGATGTTCGCCAAGATCGCCCGGACAAACGACATTACCACTGCCACTGCGGCGGAGGACGCCATCAACGTCGCGAATGCCATGGGCTTCGCGATGGATACGGTCGAGAACAAAGTCGCTTCGCTGACGCGGGCGATGGAGTTCATGAGCGTCGTCCCAAACCTCTCGACCGAGAGCTGGGAAGGTCTCCGCACATCGCTGAAGTACGCGGCGCCGGTGGCGGGCGCCCTCAAGATCCCGATCGAGGAGCTGGGCGCCGCGCTGTCGATTCTCGCGGATGCCGGCTTCAAGGGCGAAGAGGGTGGCACGGCGCTGCGCACGATCATGACGCGCGCCATCGCGCCGACACGTCAGGCGCGGCTCGAGATGCGCGCGTTCGGCTTGTCGCTCGAGGATCTCTACAAGTTCAATACGGAGCGCCTCGGGGACATGGAGAGCTTCCACCAGCGTCTGCTGGGGGCGGGCCTTGGGCAAGGGGTCAAGGGTCTCGATAAGGTGCTCGCGAAATTCAGCGACCCCAAGCGGTTCCGCGATGCCTGGGCGATGTCGGACGCCATGCAGGAGGCGCTGCTCGATGCGCTCAATATCAAGCGTGGCGATGCAGAGGCGCGCGGCATTCTGCAGAAGGTGATCGCGGGTCATATCCAGGCCGCGACGGAGGGGTTCGACCTGGAGACCTATTTCCGCGGCATCGCCGATCTGCCCTTGCAAGCCATGCGGCACCTGTTCGGCATTCAGCGCGTGAGTCAGGCGCAGAAGCTCAAGGAGAAGCTCAACGAAATTCTCGAGCTCCCATCCGGCGAGCGCATCACGCGCCTCCGGCATCTCGCCAGGGAGTTCGAGCGGCTGATGCCCGGTGCGATCGAGCGGCGGTTTCAGCCTGTCGCGACGGGTTTTGCCTGGCAAATCGACCGCATGGCCGC